ATACTCAACCGTTTAACCTTAATCGTGGTAAGTTCTTATTTTAACGCCTCCTTGCAGACGTTGAAAGTCTCGTCCTGATCAACCGCCATAATCCTACCATCCTCCAACCTGTAGGATATGCGCCCCATGTGTGCCTCGCGCGTGTACTCATCGCCATCCTCGTATCGCGTGGTCTCGCGCCAGGTTATAGGTACTGATAACGTGCCTGTGTATTTGCGGGTCTTAGGGGATGTTCTGATAAAATAGTTTAAAGTGTTTAACAGTTCCTCGATGCTCGATTCCTCAATGTATACCTTAACAGACTCTTTAACTGTGTTATCGGGAGAATGTCGGGTTAATCCCTTAATCTCATAAATCTTGTGCGTGCTCATTGTATGCCTCCTTTTAGGGTTGATTAACTATTGTCTTTGATTTCTCAGTTTCCAGGAGATCGTTAAACTGTTCGCGTGCAAGCTTGATCGCCTCTCTCTTAGAGTAGCCATAAAATGATCGGCTTTCGTACCAGTCCATATATGGTGTGTGCAACAGGAACGTGACAGTCAAGCTGCCGTTGCGGTTAGGTGTGCATGAGATAAATTCTGACTTGTACATTGTGCCTCCTTTATTTATTCGCGTTGATTAGATTAAAGACCATGGCTCCGGTACGGGGATCGTATCCGGCCCATACAATAGCCTTGCCGTTATAGCCGCCGTTGCGCGGAGAGTACCTGTTCATCAAGAAAGCAAAGAACGGCTCGCGTTCTGGTACTGATATACTCATTAACTGCGCGGTATTCTGATAAGCATTAAATAACTGGTCAACACTGAAAGCTTGCCTCTTAAAGCTGAGTAGTACACTATCGGCAAGCTGTACCTCTGCCTCTGAGAATTCCAACTGTTCCAACTGTTCCACTGAATGCCTCCTTTGCGCTGTGTTTGGTTCGTTACAAGTATGTTAGCACATTATTAGATATTTGTCAAGGGGCAATTATATCCCGCTCAAACTATAGCGATAGCACACTCCTGGTTTAGGTCTGTTTTGTCTCGGTTGCCCGTGTTATGTCTATGGTGTCCGTTGTAGTTGCAGCTGCTCGTGTTCCTGATCGCTTTGCAAGTCGAGTTGCCTGTGCGATCGCTGGCGCTGGTTGCGCGGCTGTTGTTGTTGGCGTGGTTGTTGTTCCTGTTCCTGTTGTGGTTGCAGCTGTTGCAGTTATGTAGCGGTTGCTGTGCGATTACTGTTCCAAGTACCAGCTGTTGCACAGGTCGTGGCGCGGTTGTGGCTGTTGCAGCGGTTGCAACTGCGGGCGCGGGTTGTCCAGGCGCGGGGGTGGCTACCAGCTGGAAATTGAAAAAATTCGGGCGCGAGAATTATAATAATCAAAAATAAAGGGGGCATCATCCCAGTTGTGAAAGAGAGGGCGGGGTATCCCATTCCAGAAAATTCAATGGCAAAAATCGACCCCAAACCAATTTTGTTAAACCCCCAACAATGTGTTACAATCCACACAAGGAAAAATAATATGAATGGAGCGATGCGCTTAAAAATAGGCTTACGTGTGCGTGGGATGACAATAGATGAGTTATCAGAGCGCACTGGAATAGTGAGGCACAAGTTAATATTATTTACAAGTGGAAAGCGGTTTCCGAATGCAGAAGAACTTGAAAAGATATGTGAGGCGTTAGAGGTAGACGTGGAATACTTCCTGAGGGACTGATGCCAGAGAGAGAATACAATCCTAACAGAAAGCCGATAACGAACAGGACGTTTGAGTTGACGCCGCAGTCGTTGTATTACTTACGCAGGTTACAGGAGATAACAGGGGAAAGGGAGGGGGTGATCATTAAGGAGGCATTATGTGCGCTTTACTTGGGGTTGACGCGTTCCAAGCACATAGAGGAGATCAGGGCGGAGATTGACGCATTTAGGAAACACTCATACAGTCGTCCGTTTGACAAAAAGCGGAGAAAAATCATAGACGATCCGTATGACATTGTGTACGAAGATGAGGAAAAACTTGACGTACAATAATATTGATTCATTGGACATAATTAGGCAGAGAATAACAGGTTGCCTTGATGGTTATGGGATTCACTTTGAGAGCAAAACTGGTCAACTTACTGTCAATGATATGCGATTAACGCAATATCAATTATCAAAGCAAACCAATACCAATGGGCTTAAGTTCAAAGATGAGGTCAAGGTCTATTTTGCTACTCCTGATGAAATAAACATCCAAGAAATAAACCCATACTTGGTAGCGGTAGTGACAGAACAACAAAGACGAATATGGGCTTACGCTACTACTTTTTGGTCAATACCAGTTACAACTGGATTTGGCAGGCGAGTTAGATTTCTTGTTTTCGATGAATACAACGATAAACTTATTGGCATTGTTGGATTAACAGACCCATTAATTGGTCTTGGAATAAGAGACGAATTTATTGGCTGGGATAAAGACCAGAAAGTTAATAAGTTATATAACTGCATGACAGCCTACATACTTGGCGCAGTTCCACCATATAATAGTGTTCTTGGTTCAAAGTTAATAGCATTGACATTAATGTTTCCAGAGGTGCGACATGTAATCTATGACAAATACAAAAATTCAACTCCGCTAATATCTGGGGTTAAAAAAGAACCGCATCTTGTTTATGTTGACACAATGGGGGCGTTTGGTAAATCAGCAATATATAACCGATTAATGAATTGGAGATTTGTTGGATATACGAAGGGTCAGAGCCACATTCATATTACATCCAATGAAAGTTGGGAAATTATAAAGCAACTCATTCCAGAAGAAAAATTTAAGACATATAAATATGGTCAAGGTTCTAATTGGAAAATGCGCGTATTAAAAAACGGATTGGAGGCAGCAGGATTATCAAAAAATATATTAAACATTGGCTGGCAAAGAGGTTATTATTGTTGCCCACTTGCCGAAAATTGGCAAGAATATCTGTTGGGTAAAACTAATAATCCAGAATGGAAAAATTACACAAAATCAGATTTGATAGGATATTGGAAAGAAAAATGGGTTATACCACGTCTTGATAAATTAAAGGAAAAACTTGACAAATGAAAAATAGTGTGTATACTGTTTATGGGAACTGTTCCGACAATTCCTTGCCTCCTTTCTGGGATGAGCCAGGCGCCCTCCTTCGCCTGGCTCGACGCATTTTAGGAGAAGAACATGGCAAATCCAATTAGAACGAGTGGTGGTAGATTTGGGGTGATGACCAAGCACAAGTGGTCGGGTGGAGGGGAGATCACTGACACGCGCCGTCTTTCCACGTTGATCAAAGATGAGTTCGACCGAGAGATTGAGATAGACGATTGCGGGGAGATTTTCAAGGTAACCCGCAAGCAGATCTTAGCGGATGCGTTAGCTCAGATGATTTCAACGGGAAGGGTGGTATTACCTGACACGCGCGACACGGACGGAACGATTATTCCAGGCAAGCACTTTGACTTCTCGCCCAATAACTGGATAAAGAACGTCATCATGGTTTTGAACTACATTGACCCGCCTGTGAGCAATGTGCGCGTGAACAACACGGTTCAGTCAATTATCTTTGATAAGAACTTTGCTGACCCTAAAAATGAAGAGGTGGTAATTGACGAGCCAGGTGTCGTGGAGTGAGATAACCAAATTCACGCCGAAGCAAGAAGAAGCGTATAAGTCTATCTTCGACCACCGCTACACCTTATTTGCTGGCTCTCGCGGGCCTGGTAAAAGCTATTGGCTGCGCTGGGCTGCGATGAGCTGGCTGCTCTACCAAGCAGGGAATGGACTTCCTGGCATTGTTGGCGGATTGTTCAGCTCCACGTATGCATCCCTGAAAGACAGACAGATTAGCAAAATTGAATTGGAGTTTCCTGATTGGCTGGGGGAATTGAAGGAAACCAAAACGCTTGGCTTGGCTTACTACGTTTACGACCAATGGGGCGGGCCTGTGCTTACCTTGCGCAACTTGGACGACCCAATGAAGTATAAGTCCTCTGAGTTCGGCATCATCGCCGTGGACGAGCTCACTGAACACCCCGTTGAGACTTTTAATGTTTTGTCGGGTTCCTTGCGCTGGCCAGGTCTCAAAGACCCGCGCTTCATCGCCGCCAGCAACCCAGACGGCATTGGCAACCAATGGGTGAAAGACTATTTCATTAATCACATCTACCCCCCAGAATTGCAGCCCCTATCGAATGAATTTAACTTCGTTCCTGCCCTGCCTACCGACAACCCTCACTTGGACGAGTCCTACTGGATTATGCTCAATAGCTTGCCAGAAGACCTCAAGCGCGCTTGGCTCTATGGAGATTGGGACGTGTTCAGCGGACGCGCCTTCCGCACCTTCGCCAGATCAACACATGTCATTCAGCCGATTGACATCCCCGATTACTGGACACGCTTTGTGGGGATTGACTCTGGCTACCGCGCTCCGTTCTGCGCTTTATTTGGCGCACGCAATCCTGATAATGGTAGGGTTATAATCTATAAAGAGTTATACGAAACTAACCTAACCGATAGAATGCAAGCTCGCAAGATTATGGACATCTCTGATGACCGCGAAAAGAAAGCGATGCGCTTCGCCGACCCATCAATGTGGGTTGCGAAAACACAAAACGAGGTGACCTCGTCTGCCATTATCTACGCAGAGAATGGCTGCTATATTAGAAAAGGCGATAATGACCGCATCAACGGCAAGAGAAAAGTTGACCGCTTACTGATGAACCTTGAAGACGGGAAGCCAGGGCTGCTCGTCTTCGAGAATTGCTACAACTTAATAAAACAATTGACTAATTTGGTGTATGATAAGTATCATCCTGAGGATGTTGACTCCTCTATGGAGGATCATGCATACGACGCACTTAGGTATCTCCTAACTAACGTAAGGGAATACCGCAAGGTGGAAAAGCCAAAATATGAAAAATCGCCTTTCGTCAGCTTATCAAGGATTTAATTATGAAAACTTTTACTGAAGCCAAATATCACGGCAATGACCTGATGAAGTCAGAGTCAAGACTCCATTCGATGCAGCGCAGTATGGACGAGATGATTCAGATGGAGTGGAAGGGGAAACCAACGGGAAAGGGCACGGAGAACGTTAAATTTACCACTTCACCCGATGCGCGCAATGAATTTTTGGGAGCAGTGCGCCTGCTTACCGCCGTAGACCCCATTATCAAAGTGCCATACGATGTAAATAACGCCGTTGCTAAAGCCGAAGCCGATAATATCGAGCGGATTTGCAAGGCGGTGTGGTATCACAGCGGCAGAAATCTGCAAAAACCCGTCCACTATGAGTTGGTGAACTCACTTTTGCGCTACGGCGTGTTCCATTTAGCGATTGTAGACACCGAAGACCTCTACATCGAGGCTGAAAAGAACAATAAAATGCTCTCAAAAGCCGCAAAATTCCGCTACAAGAGGCTTTCTGAGTCTACGCCATTCCTTTTTCAGCCCTTAGACCCGAAATGTGGGGCGGCTGAGTTCGATTCTTTGGGACTTTGCGCTTATTATCGCGAAACCAAGATGACTGCCGCTGAAATTCGCTCCATTTTTGGCGATTTGCCTCAAATTCAGAACTATTCTCCCAGCGATTTCATCACTTATAAGGATTATTGGGACTTGGACGTCCACTTTGCTTGGATTGACGACATCCCCGAACCCATAATTGGTCTTGAAGACAATGGCGTGCACAATTTACCCCGCATCCCTATTGTTGTTCAGGGTGCAGAAGGCTCGCTTATCAGTCCAGAAGCAGAATATAAATACCAACCCCTGCTCTACGGTCTCTGGAAGGGCGAACTTTGGGATAGAATGAACCTCGAACTCACCGCCCTGTTCACCAATTTGTATAATGTTGCCGCGAACGCAATGTTCGTTCACGAGCGTGGCATCGAGGACAGCGCCATTACAGTCGATTTTGATAATGTCGGCGGCATCGTCCATTTACAGCCTGGCGATAAGCTCTACCCGCTCCAAAGGGACGTGTTCAATAAAGACGCCTTAGTGGGTATGGACATTCTTGACAGGCTCACACAGGAAAGCACGCTTTACAAACAGGTCTTTGGAAGGGAAGTCCCCGAAAGGACAGCTTTCTCTACTGTGGCGTTGCTCTCCCAATCGGGTAGACTGCCTCTGGTAGCTGCCCAAAGGGCAGGCGGTTGGGGCATCGGGACTGCCTTCGAGACAATGTTCAGCCTGATAAAAGATAAGCAAAAGATCAGAACTGCCCTGATTAACTCTCGCAAGATCAACATTGATCCTGCTGAGCTTCCTGATGACCTCATCATTGACGTTACTTTGGACGCTGACTTGCCCCAAGATAAGCTCCAACAAGCCAATGTCGCTGGGATGCTCAAACAATACGGCTTGGCTTCTAACTCTTGGATTAGGGAAAACATCCTTAACATCGGTCAGTCTGGCGATATGGATAAGGAAATCATCGAGGAGCAGTTTGTCAATAAGATGGTCGGGGAATACCTCACCAACCAGATGCAAAACGAGATAATGCAAAACATTCAAGCTCAAGCTCAAGCACAGCAACAGGCACAGCAGGAACAGCAAGCCGTTCCAGAACAATTCAATCCAGCTAAGGGTGGGATGCCCCCGATTGTGGGAAAGGGCGCAATTCCTGCTACACGACCTGGTCAGCAGCCCACGCCGCCAAGCCCCTTAGCCCAAGTGATGCAGCAAGGTGAACAATGATAGATTCTCTTGAAGCCACCAATCTTTATATGCTCTCGAAGGCATTTACCAGAGCAACTATCAGGGAGCTTGAGGACAAGTGGTATGAACGCGCCGTGAATATGGCTTCTCAGTATGCCTTAGCGTATATGCGCACCAACCCACAACTTTACTCAAAGATTGTGCTCGACCCCAAGCTAAAGGCTGAATATGACCAGTTAAGACAAGAGGTGTGATATGCCCAACATAAAAAAGTATGCCAAGTCCCAAGCAACAGTTGGCTATAATCGCTATAAAAAGATTTCGCCTCAAATAGAAACTGGGAAGGAAGAGTGGAACACTTGGACTCCGATTAAGACTGGACAAAGCAGCCCGCAGATAAGAACTAATCCGCCTCCCCGCGTTGAAGGTCAGACATATAATATAAGTTTCCAGGCTCCTCAGCAAACAGCTG